CCTAACGAGCGTCGAGCCACAGACGGCGGACGTTCCGGCGTTGTAGGCCAGCGACAAGACAGCGGCGGCGGAATGGTCAGGCAAGGGGCGCGTAATGCAGCGATCAAGCTGCTGAGCCTTGGTGACGAGTTCCGCGTCCAGCATCGCGCGACACTCGGCACGGGTGAAGACCTGGCCCATACGAATCTGCGGCCCAGTCTGCCCGTAGCACGCAGTCGGCACGCGCCAGCCGTGAACCGGGTCGGCGTAGCTGCCGAGGACTTCGCCCTCGTGGACGATAAGGAAGCCGGCAGCGAGCGCGATGCCGGCGACGACGCCGGCAACCTTGCCGCGATTGCCCTGCGGTGTTGGCTGCGTCATTCCTTGTCCGCCTTGCGGTCTAGCTTCTGCTCGATGCGCTCTAGCACCTCATAGATGCGCGCCTCGAAACCGTCGAGCCGTTGCCTTAGCGCCTCCCGTAACGCCGTCTCTGTATTGATCCGGCCTTCAAGGCGGATGAGCCACACAAGGCCAGCAAGGAATGGCGAGCCAGCGCCGACGATGGCGCCGATGATGTACACGGCCTCCATCATCCGCCCCGCTGTTCGTTGTAAAGCTGGTCAAACAGAATCTTGATGGCCCCCATTAGCAGGGGCAGCGGGACCGCGACGATGCCCTGGGGCGTCGGCACGTCCACGGAGCGCACCAGCAGGTCGTCGAGGCTCACGCTGATCCCGCCGTCGGGCTCTGGCGCTCCGAAGTAGTCGAACGTGCCTTGCGTCCTGTAGAAGCGCGCGCAGTCGAAAAGGACGGAGCCCGTGTTATCGGTCGGGTTCCAGTTGATGACCGTCCGCGGCGCGAGCGATTCGGACTCGGTCGCAGCGTTTACGGCGCGGATGCGTGCGTTTGGCATGGGCGGGCCTCAGGTGATGGTGATTCGTGCGGTGGCAACAACAGCGCCGGCCACCGGCCTGATCTCGATGTCGAACTGCCCCGTCGTGTTCAGGGTGAAAACGATGGTCGAGGCGAGCGAGTACCACGTCGAGAACAGATCAGAGCCAACAGCAATGCCGCTCCCCCCGAGGTAGATCGCGCGGACCTCGTAGCCGTTGCCGACCGTCGACGTGGCGCCACTGGCGACCCACTCGCCCGCATACCCGAGGTCCGTCGAGTTGTTGCGGATTCGCCCGTGCGACCCGTTGGCGGCGAAGGACACGCCGTTTCCGGTGCCCACGAAGGTGAAGCTCTTGTTCGTCAGCGCGGTGACGACGGGCGCGGCCGTCGTCCTTCCGATGAGGGACTGAATCGAGCTCATCAGGCGATCCGCCAGCGGTTCGTGCTGATCTTGACCAGCGTCCTGATCTGCCCATCCCCGAGCGTGAAGATGCCGGTGGTCGAGCCGTTCAGCAGAGTGACGCCGCCGGCCGGGCTGATCGTCACCGCGCCCGCGCTGCCGTCGTTGCAGACGGTGATCGCCGAGCCGTTCGGAAAGTTCGTCGTTGATTCGAGCGGGATCGTCCAGGTGTAGGCCGTGGTGTTCGTCTTGATGACGTTCCGGCCGCGGTCCAGCAGGATGAAGGTGTAGTTCGCGTTCTGCGTGTTCGGCGGGATGTCGCGCAGGTTGCCGCGCTCGTCCTCGACATCGTTCGCCTGCTCCCATCGCGAGTTGGCCGTGCTCCAGACGGCCGCGCGATTGTTGTTCGTGCCGGCGAGGACTGAGGCGCTCGCCGTGGTGCGGTTGACGAGAATCCAGTTGCCCGAGCCGAGCGAGCGGAAGGTGCAGACGTCGTTCGCAGCGGTGACGATGTTGGACGCGCCCGGCAGCAGCAAGGAGGCCGAGTGCGTCAGCGTGCACACGCCAGCGAATCGCACCTCGCGCAGGAAGCCGGCCGGGCAGGTTCCGAGGCTGGTGATCGTGGCCGTGCCCGTGACCCGGACGGCCTCGGTGTCGAAGGCGTTCAGGTCGAGCGTGGCGGCGGCGGCCACGTCTGCGCCGATGGCCCAGAAGTTGCGGATGAACGACTGGATCGTGCGCAGGTAGTCGTCTAGGCTGGTGCCGACCGCCTCCGACCCCGGGGGTGAGTTGGAACCCGGGACCGTCGAAAGGTCGCGGATGGACGAAGGAACGGGCATCGAGAGGGCTCCCCGTGAACTTGAAACGTGGAATGGCGTACGCGGCCGCAATTGCTGGCGGCGCGGCTGTTGGCGTGTTGTGGGGCGGGGCCTACTTCGGCCCCGAGGTCAGGGCCGCTATGGGCGCTGGCGTCGGCTGGCTCTTTGCGAGCCTGTGGTTCGAGTCGCTGGACAAAGCGAGCAGGGCCGCTGCCGCACAGAGGCGACAGGCGGATCAGTTCGAGCGAGACATCAGGCCATGACCAAGGAAACCGCCCTGGCGATCTTCTTGGCCCCCATCGTCGGCACCTTCTGCTGGTGGCTGATCTTTCAGCCGGCCCGATGGGGCTACCGCTACCTCTACCGGCGCATGCCCGAAGGCCGTCTGCGCCGGTTGCTGCTCAAGGAAAGGGGCGGGTCGCTCGTCACGATTGACCCGCCGCGCACGCCGCTGGGCTAGAGCCCTTGGAGGCGGCGCGCCTCCTCCAGCGTGATCGGTCGGCCGCCGACGATGTCGATCTCGAGCGTGCGCTCACGCTGGCGCGCGTTGCCCATTGCAGCCGGAACGGTGCGCGCTGCGGCGGCAGTCCTCGCGGCGCCCTGAAGCACCGGACTCGCGCCTCGGATCACGCCGGGGTTGCGAAGCAGGCCGAGCGCGGCCCGGTTCCCGCCGAGAAGGCCCGCCGTGAGCGCTGCCGCTTCCGGCGAGATCACCTCGGTCTGCTGCAGGCCTAGCAGGCCGCCAAGTACGCCGACGTTGACCAGGGCGCGGTCGGCCGTGCCAGTGTCCGGGGCCTCCTTGAGGAAGCGTGAGCCGACCTGCGCAAGTTCGCCAAGCCGCCCGCCGCCGCCGCTCGCCATGCGCACCTTGCCGGCGTTGTCTGCCGTCACGCGGCCCATCAGTTGCGCGGGCGGGATGTCGCCCGTGGTCGACTTCGCCACCAGCGGCTCGATGGTCTTGAGGTTGCCCCACTGCTGGCGCGCGAGACGCCACGCCGCCTGATCGGCCGGGGCGATGGAGTTGTCCATTGCCCCGCGAACAGCCTCGCGGAGGTTGCCGAGGTAGTGCGCCGGCTCGCCGCCAGCCTTCATGACCTGCCCGACTTTGGAATCGAACGCCTGGTACGCGCGGCCGGGGATCGTGCCTCCAGCGGGCGCGCCGCCGACGCCCGAGAACGGGTTTCTCGACGATTCGACCTTGCCGAGCAGCTCGTCGACCCACGCGCCGACGGATCGCGCGGTGTCGGGATTGCCAAGGCGCTGCGCCTCGGCCTTGATCTGGTTCAGGCGAGCCAGCAGCTCGGGCGTGGCCTGCAGGTTGTTCTGGCTCGACAGGCGCTCGAACTCGCCGCCGATCCGACCCTTGGCGGCGCGGAACACGTCGGCCGTGATCTTGTCGTCCGTCGCGCCGATGGTGTCGGCAACTGCGCGATTGAAGGCGGAATGGTTCGCCTCCTGCACGGCACGGCCGCCAGAAAACGGCAGGCGCTCCATCTGGCTCATCGCGTTTCGGAGCATCGGGTTCTGCGTGAGCTGGCCGGCGTTGAGCCGCAGGCCGATGTCGTCCGCCTTGCCGAGAAGCCCGCGCGTGACGGCGTCCATGTCGACGCCGCGGGCGGCGCGGCCCACCACGTCGGCAGCACCCTGCCCCGCTGCGCCAAGCAGGCCGCCAAGCGCGGCATTGCCGGCGCGGCTTTCATCGCCCACGGTGCCTTGCAGGCCGCCGAACGTGGCCCCGCGAACTGCGGCGTTGACGTAGGGCGCGGACTTCCCGAGGACGCTCGCCACCTTCCCGCCGCTGCCGAGCGGCACGGCCATCTGCAGGCCTTGGCCGGTGATGTTGCCGACGAGGCCGGCCCCAGTGTTCATCAGTGCCTCATCGCGGGCGCGAGCCTCGGCGACTTCTCGCTCGTCGACAGCGCCGAAAAGCTGGCCGATGCCACGGCCGGTGTCGACCACCGACTTGCCCGCGCCGGCCCAGAACTGATCCCAGCCCGACATGCTGTCGGCAAAGAGCTGGTCCCCGCGGGCGCGAAGCGCGGCAGCGGCCTCGGTGTCTCCGGCCCTTTCGGCGAGAAAGGCGGCGGCGTGCGCGTCAACTTCGGTCTTGATGGTTGACGGATCGACCCGCTGGTATGCGGGGCGCTGCGCCTGCACCTGGCTGAGGCGCACCGGGGCGGCCCCCTGCAGTTCGGACAGTCGGGGCATCAGCGAATCTCCTCGAGGTCGGGGTCGGTCGGGCTGCCGCCGATCACCCGGTAGCGCTTGTTGCCGAGGGTGATGATCTCGCCAACGGAGTAGGTCTTTCCGTCGCCCTGCCCGCCAGCGCCTTCGTCGGCCGGGAACTCGTCGCCGAGGACGTTGCGGTAGGCGTTTTCGAGGTCGGTGTAGAAGGCCTCCAGCTCGGCCAAATCGCGCTTGTTCACCTCCTCGTCCTTGCCGATTTGCGGGAAGCGGAGGTTTGCGATTCGCGCTTCGAGGTCAGACTGTGCGCCGACGCCCGGAACCCGGGTAAGGGCGAGCATCGGGTTCTGGATGCCGCCAATCGCGCTTTCCAACTCCTGCCCCTCGGGAGTCCGGGCAGTTACAAGCTGGTCAAGCGGGCCGCTACCAAAGAATCGGTTGCCGCCGAGCTTCGTCGTCGCCTCCCTGATGCGATCAACGCCACGACGCACAGCTTGGAGCTGCGGAAGCATCCGGCTAGCGGCCGTGCGCTGCTTGATCTCGTCGGCGCTCGGCTGGCGCAGAATCTTCGGCGCTCCCTTGGCGTCCCACATGGCGGCCGTCCCGCGCGGCAGTCCGTAGGCGGCGACCTCCTCGGGCGTCATCGGCTGGCCGGGGCGAGGCGACAGGCCGCCCTGAGGGGCGGAGCCGCCCGCCGTCGTGACCTGGGGCGCTCCACTCGTGCCCCCCGTGCCCGTGAGCGCCGGCGAGGCCGTGCCGCCACCACCGGAAGCGCCGCTGCCACGCAGCCAGCGCGGGGCGCGGGCGATCTCCTGCCACTGGCCGGTCGTCCCGTCCCACTCCTGCGTGATGCTGAATCCGCCGTCCACCAGCGTGCGCGTCTCGCGCGGCGTCAGCGGCTTCGGAGCGTTGGCCGCGTCGACCTGCTGGCGGAGGCGCATCGCCTCGATGGGGTCGAGTTCGGCGTAGCGCTGCCAGCCCTCGGTGTTCAGCGTGCCGTCGGGGTTCAGCACGCCGCGCATGGCCGTCTCGCGCGCCGTGTTGGCGTCCATCTGCGACTGCGTGCGTGCCATCACGTCGGTGCGGTAGCGGTCGTTGACGAGGTCGCCGGCGCCCTGCTGCACGCCCTGCACGCCGGCCAGAAGGCCGCGGGCGATCCCCTGCATGCCGTTGGAAGGGGTGGCGAGCATCGACAAGCCCGCCTGCAGCAGGCCGTTCTGGGCCAGTGCCTTGCGGTCGTCTTCGTTCAGGGCATACGGCCCCGCGCTCTGGCCGCGCGTGAGGCGGCCTACGAATCGGTCGAGGAGTCCCATGGCGGCCTCAGTAGAGCGGGTTGCGGCGGTAGAGGGCCGCGAGGCGCGGGTCCTGCCACGCGCCGCCGCCCAGGCCCTCGGCGCCCATCGGGGCCTGCGCCGGCAGGCTGGGGACCGGCATCGTCCGGTAGTCGTCGCCCATCGGCTTGCGCAGCGCGCCCTGCGGCATCAGCGCGCGGGGGTCGATGCTCGGCATGGGCAACTGCTCGCGGGCGATGGGCTGGATGGCGCTGTCGAAGGTCCGCTGCAGGCGGCGGTTCTGCATGCCCTGCGCGGCCATCTGGCCGAGCGCCGGGTCGAGGCCCATCATCTGCGCGCCGAGGCCCGCCACGCCCTGCTGGAACTGCGGCCGCCGCATGCCCTGCTGCATCCGCTGCATGAAGCCGCCGCCCTGCTGCTGGCCGCCCATGCGGCCCTTAAGGAAGTTGAACACGTGTGCGCTCCCGGAGAACGTCAAGCGGCTGCTCGACGGTGTAGGTGGTGCCGGCCGGGCACAGCGCCCGAGCAGCGTTGAAGGTGGCCGACAGGAAAGCCGGCGATGTGGCGATGGACGCGAGCACCGCGCCGTCCTTGCGCCGGCCGACGACGACCAGCGGGCAGCCCGAGGCGACAGCGGCCTCCTTCGGCAGCGGGAAGCCGAGCAGGTCGCCCAGCTCCACGTCGGCGACGATCTCGGCGAAGGTCTTGGCCTTCTCGCCGTTGGTCGTGACCAGCGTCCCTTCCGGTCGGCGGACGATGAAGACGCCCGGGGCGTCGCACGCAGCGAGCAAGCCGTCCGCGCCCTTTGTGCCGCCCTCGATGTAGACCGCGTCGCGCGCCGTGGTGCCGGCGAGCATCACGTCGAGCTGCGCCGCGAGGTCGCGCAGCGGCTCGTGGATGGAAGGGACGATCAGATGCCGAGCCCCAACAGCGCCATGCCGCCGCCGAGAATCTGCTGGCCGCGGCTCTGGTAGTTCGGATTCGCCCCGGTGCTGGTGCCCGAGCTGTTCTGGTAGCTCGGGGCCACGCGGCCCAGCGCGTCGCCGTAGATGCCGAGGCGAGACACGTCCCAGTCGCGCTCGTCGATGAACTGCCCGTACTGCGCGGCCAGAAGTTGCTGCAGGTAGTCGCGCTCCTCCGCGCCCATGGCGTTGAGCGCCTGGATGTCGCGGATGCCCGTGTCCTCGAAGCCCGGCAGCAGGCCGAGGGCCTGCAGTCGCTGGGCGTTGGAGAACTCGCGGGCGCGCTGCTCGGCGTCGCGGTTGCCGGTGTCGGCGTTGAAGCGGAGCCCCAGCATGTCCTGCGCGAGCCCAGCATTGCGCGCGAGGTCGTTCTGGCGCAGGTTCGCGCCGAACTCGTTCGAGCGCTGGAACAGGTCAGCGTCGCGGCCGATGCCCTGGTCCTCAAGGTTCGCCGCGAACTCGCGCGAGCGCTGGATGAGGTCGGCGTCACGGCCGAGGCCGCGGTCCTCGAGGTCGGCCCGGAACTCGTTACCGCGCTGCGTGAGCTCGGCGTTCCGACTGAGGTCACCCTGGGCGATGTTGGCCCGCAGCGCGATTCCTTCCTGCGCGAGGCCGGCATTGCGGCCGATGTCGGCGAGGCGGGTCGAGGTGAGGCGCTCGGCCTCCGACTCGGCGAGCTGGCGGCGGGCGTTGAAGTCTTCCGACCGCAGGCCGGTCGCCGTGCGGCCCAGCTCCTGCGCCAGCGCGCGCTGCGATTCGCCCATGGCCTGCAGGTGGGCCGAGCCGCCGAACGCGCCGCCCATGGCGAACTGCGCGAGCTGCTGCGGGGCCTGCTGCTGGTTGAAGGCGCGGGTCACGTCCGCCGTCGTGTTGTCGATGACGGACTGCAGGAAGGGGTTGTTCTCGTCGAGGAAGCGGTTGCGCGCGACCTCCGTTTCGCGGCCGAGGAACTGGTTACTACCGACCGGCGTCGTCTGCCCGATGAAGCCGTTTTCCCCGACCTGCGCGCGGCGGCCGACGATGGGGTTCGAGGCGTCGAACGCTGCCCGGCGGCCGTACATCGGGTTCGACGGGTCGAAGCTGGTCGTCTGCCCGAGGTAGTCGTTCGTGCCCACCGACACACGACCCGGGGCGGTGTAGCTGCTGCCGCCGATGATGCCGTCCAGCGCGGCGCGGCCGTCGCGGAACTGCTGCGACCCGCCCGACGCGATGCGGTCGCGCAGCATCTGGCGCGCCTGCGTCTGGTCGCCGGTGAGGCCCTGCACGAGCTGCCCGGTGTAGGCCTCGTAAGGACGGTTGCTCATCTCGTTGGCGCGGCGCAGGTAGTCCTGCTGCTGGGCCTGCAGCCACTCAGGCGGCGCGGTCGTGTTCGTCGTGGTCTGCGTGACGGTGCGCGGGGAGCGGCTCATTCGACCGGGACCTCGTAGGTGATGCTGTGGATGCGATAGCGCTTCGACCAGCCCTTGCGGGTGGAGCCGAAGCGGATGGCGGCGCAGCCCGCCTCACGGGCGATGCGCTGCAGTTGGGTAATGGCCTCGTCGACCACGTCGGTGCCCGGGGGGCTGTAGCCGGCCCACAGGTGTAGGACGCGCGTGCCGCTGTAGGGCTCGACATCGACGGCCGACACGACGAACGCATCAGGGCCGGCGAGGAACAACTGCGCGGCGCTGGTCTTGAGCGCGTGGTACACGTCCTCGATCAGCCACGGCTCCGGCGACGACGCCTGAACCTCCTCGAGGCCGGCGCGCACGCGCGACCACACCGCCCGAAGGTGCTCGGGCGGGATGTAGCGGAGTTCCATTGGTCAGGTCCCGGTGAGGAAGCGGCACTGCACCCACGTCCCGGGCGTGCCCGAGGCGACGCACTGCCAGCCGTGGATGACGTACTGGCTGCCAGCCGTCCCGAGGACGGTCGGCGCGCTGTTGCGGATGAAGTCGCCCTGGCGATACGTGCCCGTCGTCGGCGCGGCCGTGGCGGCGTTATAGAAGGCGTCGGCCCGGCCCTCGGCGAGGCCGTTGATCTGGTCGGCCTGCTCGCGGAACAGCGCCGACAGCGCCCGCACGAGGTCGGCCTGCGTGCCGTTGAAGGGCAGGCGCGGGTCTTGGGCGAGGCGCGTCATTCCATCGAGTCCGGTTGCAGCTCGGCGTCCATGCCGTTGATCAGCGCCGGCCCGGTGAAGTTGAGGCGCACGCTGTGCCAGCGCGCGGCGCGGCGGAAGTCGAAGCGGCCACGGGCCTCGGCCATCGTGGCGTCGGTCGTCTTCACCTCGCGGGTGCTGTCCCTGTAGAAGTTGGTGGCCTGCGCCGTCGTCGGCTTGCGCAGATAGCGCGGCGTGACGCGCGCGAGGTGCGTCACCTCCGTGTCACTGCCCACGTCGTGCGTCTCGATGAAGCTCGCCCCCGGCGTGCCGGTGAGGCTGTAGAGCTTGTTGTCCGTGCCGAACACGGCCGGGGCCGGTGCGCCGGCCAGCCAGAAGGGCGAGTCGTAGGTGACGGCCGGGATCGCGTCGTAGGTGGCGAAGCGCCCGCCGAGGCTGTCGTAGGTCAGCGCGGCTGCGTCGTACTGCAACGCCGCCGCCACGCCGAGGCTGAACTTGCCCCACTGCTGCGTGCGGATGTTGTAGAGGACACAGGCGTTGATCGTTGCGCTGGTGCCCTGGTGGAAGTACCAGTAGATCAGGTCGCGCGCGAGGTCGGCCACGCCGATGATCTCGGAGCGGAACGGCCCGTTGAGGTTCGCGAAGAACCATTCGCGGATCGGTGCGCCGATGGACTTCGGCACCGTGCCGTCGAACACGTAGAAGTCGTCCTGGCCGACGAAGTAGTGCAGCGTGTCGGCGACGACGACGCCCTCGTGGCCCGCGCAGCCGACGTTCCCCGGGACGCGCGTCCACGACCAGATGACGGGCGGGCCGACGTATCGGCCGATGTACATGCTGTTCTGCTTGTAGGCGATGCAGTCGTTACCCATCGCCCGGAGGCCGCGGATGCTGCCCGGGGTGTCGACGAGGCGGCCGTTGGCGCACTGCGTCGTCACGCTCGGCGTCCAGTCGGCCTGATTGAACAGCGCCGAGCACCACCAGCGGTCAGGGTTGTCGCCGTTCACGCCGTCCTGCGTGTTGGCGGCCATGACGAAGCCGGCGACGGCCTCGATGATGGCGGCCTGCGGTGCGCCGGAGATGGCGGCGAAGGCCGCGGTCGGGGCGGCCTGCTGGATGGCCTGCGCCTTGTTGGTCGCCAGCACGTTCGCGCCGAAGGTGCAGAAGCGCCAGCGGTTGCTGCCGGTGTAGCCGCCCGCCGCGCTGCGGTCGGTCCAGGTGGTGCCGATGGCCTCGTCGATGCGGGTGGACTGGCCGGCGAAGGTGCGCCGGGTGCCGTCCAGAAGCTGCGCGACGAACGCGCCCGTGACGGTGCCGCCGAGCGCCGGCAGGCCGGCGTCCTGCGCGCTGTTGGCCGCGGCGAGCCCCTTCGAGGTGGGCACGATGCCGTCGCAGTCCACCACCACGCCGTCGGTGGCGGGGTCGAGGTCGGGCGCGAAGCCGGTCAGCTCACGGCGCATGGAACGAAGGCCTCGCTCGCTTGCCGTAGCCCGAGCGGGCCCGGCTGTTTTCGTCTTCGATGGCCGCGATGGCCGCCGTGTAGCCGGCCTGCCACACCGGGATGCGGCTGTCGTTCTTCATGTAGGGCGCGGCCTCGAGCAGCGTGGCGTACAGGTACAGGTCGGGGGCTTCCCCGATCAGCCAGTTCGTCGCCACGGCGATGCTCGGCAGGCGCTGCCAGTAGTTCAGGGTGTAGGCGCTCTCGCCGCCGCCGACGACGCGCAGGGTGTTGCCGTCGATCCAGTAGCCCGAGGGCGTGGACACCACGGCTTCCTGCATCGTCGAGTCGTAGGGCGGAAGAACGATGTTCCCGGTGCCGTAGGGCACCTCCACCGACCGGATGGTGGCGAAGTCGCTCGGCAGCGCAGCCGCGCCGGCCGTGAGCGTGCCCGTGGCCGTGACCATCAGGCGTCGATGCTGCATGCGCTGCAGGTCGCGGCCGATGCGAACCTCGGCGAGCTGGATCAGGTCGGGAGCCGACGCGGCCATGTCCGACCGGGCGAGCCACTGCCCGATGCTCGCCTGCAGGGTGGCGTAATCGGTGATCACGCGCGGGCCACCGAGTGAATGCGGCCGGCGTCACCGCCACCGATGCGCTCCTCCGTCGTGCGGAAGTGCGCCAGGGCGGGGTCGTTCATCATGTTCGTGGCGTGCACCGGGTTCTTCATGAACTCGGCGAAGGTGATGCCCTTGTCGTTGCAATACTTCTCGACGAGGAAGGCCGGCACCTCCATCAGGAGGCCGCTCCCGTCCTTGTCGCGGCGGTAGCCGCTGTTGCGGATCGCTGTTGCGTGGTCTGCAACGTGGCGCAGGTCGTCGAGGCGGGCTTCCGCCACGTCGATGATCTGCGTCTGAAAGTCGTCCATCAGCATCGTGCGCTTGATGGGGGCGGCGATCTGGGTCATCCGGGGCTCCAAAGAGGAAGGGGCCCGAAGGCCCCTCCCGTTTCTGCTGTCGCTGCTGGCTTACGGGTTCAGGTCGCGAACCGCGCCGAGGGTCGACTCCTGCTTCACGAGCAGGGTGACTTCCGTGCGGATCTGCCAGTTGCGGGCGTCGCCGATGGTCGCCATCTGCTCGCGCTCGAACGGGCGGAGCTGGCCGAGGGCGATCTTGTCGCTGTCCACCACGTAGAGGGTGTTGATCAGGCCCGCGCCGGCGCCCGACATGACGCGGTTGGGGACGATCTTCGTCACGCCGAACTCGTGGCCGTAGAACTGGAACGAGGTCTGCAGCGTGTTCTGCTGGCCCTTCGTGACCTCGTTGAAGCGGGTCACGTTGCCGGTGAACGTCGAGATCGTGACGCGGTGGCTCGGCGAGCAGAGGATGGCCTCGGCATCGCCGCCGTTCTGGTAGACGCCCGTAATGACGGTCTTGACGAGGGCTTCCGTCAGGGCGCGCAGGGTGCCAGCGGTCGGGGCGGTGTTGGTCTGCGGGTTCGGGGCGACACCCGACGCGCCGAGGCTGTTGTTGGTGGCGACGAAACCGAACAGGCCGCGGAGCTGGCCGGCGGTCGAGCCGTTGCGGGTGACGGCGGTGCCGTTGGCGATGGCCGCGGCCTCGATGTCGCGCTTGAGCTCCACCATTTTCTTCGTCGCGAGGCGGTCGATCTCCGACTTGCGGCCGTACTTGCCGACCTTCTCCGCCGTGTTCGACACCGACATCGTGTCCTGAATGATCTGGTGGCGGTTGTTGAACTGGCCGGGCTGCGCCTGCACGGCGTAGGTCACATCCGCGCCTTCGATGGCGGCGTTCGTGGCGTTCGGGGCGCGGTAGGTGTCGGCGGTCCACTCGACGAACTCGGACGAGGTGGATTCGCGCTCGATCATCGAGACGAGCGGGGCGTCCGACGGGCGGAAGTTGTAGATCTGGTCGACCACGCCTTCCTTGAGGCGGACGGTCGCATTGGTGAGCAGGGCATTGGCGGGCATGGCTTGGGGTCCTTAGCCGCTGGCCGACACGAGGCCGGCGAGCGCATCGAGTGAGTTGGGGTTGGAGCGCAAGCGCTCGACCGCGCGCTTCTGCACGACGGCCTTCTGGTTGGTCGGAACGGACGCGCCCGGACGCAGCGGGGCGCTCTGGGGCTTCTGCGGGGCCTTCTGGCCTCGGGTCGCCTGCAACTTGTCGTACAGGGCCGCCTTGCGAGCGATGACGACCGCGCGGGCGTCGTAGAGCTCGTTGATCTCGGCGTCCGTGTAGCCGGCAGCTCGCAGGGTCTGCGCGATTTCCCGGGAATCCGACTCGCGGCGCTTCGCGTCGCGCCACTGCGGAATCTTGTCGGGGAGCAGCTTCTCCTGCTCGCGCGCGTACTCGGCCAGCTCGCGGGCCTGTTCCTGCTTCGCCTGCTCGTGGAGAGCGAAACGCTGCTGGATGGCCTGCTGGATTCGGGACTGCTTCGCCTGGAGGTGTTCCTTGGCGCGGAGGTACGCCTTGGGGTCCGTGTCGAGCAGTTGGTTCAACTGGGCGGGGTCGACCCCGAGCAGCTCCTGGTGGAGTTCGCCGATCAGCACGTCGAGCGAGTTGGCGCGGTGTTCACGCTCTGCTGCGATCTGCTGGCGGACGGCATCGACCTCGCGGCGCTGGGCGGCGACTTCTTCGGTCTTGCGGGTGTAGTCGCGCTGGCGCAGGTAGCCAGAAACGACTTCTTCCTCGTCAAGGTCCTCGTCGCCGACTTTCAGCTTCCGCTTTGCGGTTGGCTTGTCGTCGGTTTCGTCTTCCTCATCCTCGATGTCGGCCTCGTCGGCTTCGATCTCGTCGCTGTCTACCTCTCCGGCCTCGTCGTCCTCGAAGGCGTCG